ACACAGAGATTCATGGCCTGATTGCCACGGACATCTTGACCAAAGGCTTTGACGTGCCTGACGTGATGATCGGCGTGAGCGCTCGGCCATTCAGCAAGTCGCTGTCCTCTCACGTTCAGCAGATGGGGCGCGTGATGCGCGGCTACCCGGACAAAGAGTTCGCGGTGTGGTTGTGCCACAGCGGGAATTACATCCGTTTTCAAGAGGACTGGGAAGAGATTTACAGCAACGGTGTGCACGAGCTGGATGACGCACGCGAGAAGGCAAAGAAGGAAAAGACCGACAAGGAGAAGGAGGCTGCCAAGTGCCCCAAGTGCGGCCACCTGTGGGCTGGCGGGTCAGACACTTGCCTTCACTGCGGCTACACCCGCGAGAAACGCAGCATGGTCGAGTCTGTACCGGGAGAAATGGAGGAGCTCAAAGCAGCAGCCTCTCGGGAAAGCAAGCAAGACTGGTACAGCATGTGCCAATACATGGTCAAGAACCACGGCTGGAGCCCCGGGAGAAGCGCACACACCTACAAAGACAAGTTCGGCGTCTGGCCCAAGGGTCTGGCTGACACGCCGAAAGCCCCAAGCATAGAGTTCAACAAGGCAGTGAAGGCTGCGCTAATCCGCTATCTGAAAGGCAAGGGAAAGAAATGAACGACTTTGAAACATGGTGGCATCTTGAGGGCAGCACCCCACCCCTGCCCGGTGAGGATGGCGAGGAGCACTGCAAGCGCATGTGCAAGATCGCATGGAGCAATGGCGCTGACAAGTTGCTGGCCGTCTGCCAAGAGCTTGAAGAGAGTGCTGATTACTGGAGCGAGTACGACGTGCCGATTGGCATCGTTGACAAGCTCAAGGCCGCAATCGCTAGTGCAAAGGAGGCGTCATGAGCGCACAACACACACCGGGGCCGTGGCAGGTTAGGCCATCAACCAATGAAATAACCAACGCAGATCATGGCAGCTTGCCGTTTGCAATCGTTGCCGGGTACACGCTGATTGGGGCGACCTACGAAAACGGAAAAGATGCCCGCCTGATCGCCGCAGCGCCTGATCTGCTGAAAGCATTGCGAAGATTTGCATCGAAGCATCGCCACACCTACGGGCTTGATGGCGCATGGGATGAAGAAATCACAATGGCAGAGGCGGCAATAGCCAAAGCAACGGGGGACGCATGACATACGGCTGCCACAACAGAAGGCCCTACAAACAGTTCTTCCAACCCAAACCCATGGAGAAGAGGATAAGCGTCCACATCGAGTTCAAGATGGCCATGGACTGCCAGTACACCAAGACCGAGCTGGGCCGCAAGGATCAAGGCTGCATCGGCTGCAAGTGGAGGATGCCAGATGCACTTCCTTGACTTCTGCCGCCTGCATGGCATCTTGGTTGACCATGAGCCGCCCATCGGCGTGTGGAAGCGCTACCCCACAGAGGACAAGCGTCACCACCGCAACGGTGCTGTGAAGTTCATGGGTGACCATGCTTACGTGCAAAACCACGCCACCGAGACAGAGATCAGCGTCTGGCATTCAGACAGCGACTCGGCCATCGACCCCAACAAGGCACGCAGGGCTGTCGAGGCTGCTGCGCGTGACATTCGCGAGAAGCAGCAGGAGGCCGCTCGCAAGGCCGCGTCCATCTTGAACCAGTGCCAGATCGGCTTTCACCCTTACCTTGAGCGCAAAGGATTTAAAGAGGAGCAGGGCAACGTGTGGAAGACTGACGACGGGCTACTGCTTGTCATCCCGATGCGTGTGGGCCATCAGCTTGTCGGGTGCCAGATCATCAGGGAGGACGGCGAGAAGAAGTTTTTGAGCGGCCAGCGCACATCCAATGCGGCCTTCACGTTTGACAACAAAGGCGACCACATCCTCGTTGAGGGCTACGCCACAGCCTTGAGCGTTCGTGCAGCAATGAAGGCGCTCAAGCGCAGGTACACGCTACACGTCTGCTTTTCAGCGGGCAACTTAATCAAGGTCGCGGCTAACCTGCCTCGCGGCTACGTGATTGCCGACCATGACAAGCTCAACCCATCAACCGGCACAAGGGCTGGACACGAGGTCGTCAAGAAAGTGGGTTGGCCGTTTTTCATGCCCGAGCAAGAGGACATGGACTTCAACGACCTGCATCAATCAACCAGTTTGTTCAAGTGCTCACAGGCGCTCGACAAAATGTTTCGCAAAGTTCACTGATAGTTTTTGCAGTACGTGAGCTTCACACCGAACAACCGATGTGAAGCTCTTTTTTTGCCGCCAAATACGCCGCACTCGCTGTTTCCGCCTCTTGGTGGTATCCAAGAAATTTATTGCGCCCATCCAACTTTATCTGTGCAAGCCAAAGTTTTCTGCGTTTGCACCATGTAACGCCTAGGTGTGGGTTGTTTCTTTGTGGTCGGCGTTGGTTTTGCATGTTCTCCGAGCGAGTTACGTCGCGAAGATTGCTTATTCTGTTGTCGTGGCGGATGCCATTTATGTGGTCAATAAATCCATTAGGCCAATCTCCGTAAACATGCATCCAAGCAAGCCTATGGGCCTTGTATGTTCTGCCGGAAATCTGGATTAGGATGTAATTTTCTCCGTGCTTTGCGCCAGCTATCCCGCCTGCTTTTGCCATGCGTCCACGGGTTACTTTCCAAGTAAATTCGCCCGTGCTCTGGTTGTAGTCCAGCAGCTCGCGCAGTCGTGTAGAATTTAAATCGCTCATGCTGTCATGTCTCTTCATGATGGTTTGTGAAGTGGCCCCGGTAGACTGCAATCTTCCGGGGTTGCGAACATTATAAGCGCTGGCGTTCTACTGATAGTTTTTGCAGAACTGAAGAGGCTGGACGGCCAGTCGGTCAGGGTGATCGAGTGAGGCCAGCTCCAGCTTCTGCATGATTTCGAAGCCGATGTCGATGGCGTTCGGGCCGGTGCCCACCATTTCAGCAATGGCAGACACCCGGCCATCTTCACCCTCAATCAAGTGGATTGAGAACATCGTCTTGCTGGAGTTCTTTGATGGCAATAACACGGGTTTCCTTCAGGTCCCTGTCATCGTACATCAAAGCCTTTGTGTTCACCATGCGCAGGGCATCAAGGCGGGTGGGTGCCTCAAGGTCAAGCTGAAAGCGCACGGTGCGCTCGATGGTCATGCGGTAGGTTGGCACATCAATCACCCTTGGTTTTGAACTCTGCGATCATTTGGTCAAGCCATGCGTGTCTATGTGCTTGGATGCGGTCCTTTGTGGTGCGGTCACATAGTTCGTGTTCGGGTACGCAGCCCTGATTATTGAGCCACCCCTCCAGCGTGTACGCCCCCTCAAGTCTTGACTCGACCACTTCGGTGCATCGCTCAATGTCTCCGCTGGTCATGCGTTTGGTGTACGCCGCCGCAGTGGTGATTGCAATGCAGATGAACTTCTCCTTGGCCGAATGGTTGCATGCCTCATGCAAGTCCTTGGCCAAGTGCTGCTTGGCGCGTGTGAACACTTCTGATGTTTTCATGTTTTCTCCTGTTCGTGCGAAATGGCACTGCAAAGCCCAAAGCGGGCTTCACGGTGGCATCTGTCTCAAAACCAAGCCATGATGGCAACAAAGGCCACGGCCAACACGGCGTACCAGATCAGCTCAGCACGGTCTGACATGGCCTCGCGGCGCGTGGGGATGGGTTTGGCGGGTCCGGTGTATTTCATGCGGCCTCCTCAATCTGCGCACGCTTTTCGCTTTTCAATTGATATATGGAAATCCAGTCAATCATGTGTTGCAGTTGTTGCCTCCACTCAGGCGTCATGTTTTTTCGGGTGGCCAGCTCAGGCACGATTGCGACAATTGCGCCAAGCATGTATTCGCGGGTGTAAGTTGGGCCAAAGCTGTACAGGTTGCCCGGCAATCTGGCGCTCGCTGGCATTGTGTTGTTCCAGATCATGCGCAAGGTGTAGAACAGGTGGCGCGTCTCCATGTGCGCGGGCAAGTGGCGCTCGCCGTGACGGTCCCGCCAAAGGAATGGGCGAGCAACCTCATTTTGGGCGTGTTGTTTTTTCATGGCATCTTCCTCTCAAGCAAAACTTCAGCGGCCAGCTTGCACTGGTCAACGGTCAGTTGGTCGGCACCTGTCTCGCAAGCACGAATTAGGCGCATGGCCTCGGTCATAGCTGCGGGGCTGGTGGCTCGTGCGCCCAGCATGTAGGCGCGGGTCAGCGGGTGGTTTTGGTTTGGCATCTGTCTCGCAATCAAAAAATCGGCATCTGTCTCGCAATCACGCGGGGCATCTGTCTCGCAACCACCCCGGGCGGGGGTCACCACGGGGCGGGCGGCGCGTCCTGTCGGGCTCGCTGCTCCTGCTGGCGCTGGTAGTCGCGCACCTGCTCAGGGGGCCATGGTGTGGGACCTCCGGGCGGGGGGAATGGCCATAACGGGGCGGTCATGGTGTCCGGGCCTGCTGTAGCTGGCGGGTGAGTTGTTCAATAGCTCGGCGGCATCGGGCCTGCTGCGCTGGGTCGCGGCTTTGCCTGATTACGTGCCATTGCCAATAAATGGATCGCTCGATTGTTTCGGGCTTCATGCTGTCCGGGCCTCTTGTCTGCCTTGCTCGATTAAATAGCGGGCTTCGGTCTGGTCGTGGGGCTTCTCTGCCTCCAATAAAACCCGGATTGCCTGTGATGCTGCGGCGACTTGTCCGGGGGTGCTGGCGCGTTCGTAGCGGTGGCCTGCGGTTATATAGGTTGCTTCGGTGTGTGTCATTGCTGGGGCTCCTTGTATGGTGTCCATTGGGTATAGGCGCGGGCCTCGCTGCCCTGCTGGCGGCATTGGTCGCAAAATGTTGAGCTGTACCCGTTGGGCTTGGTCGCGGTCCATTGGGCGGGCTTCCCGCATTCGTGGCCATAGTTACCGGGTTCGGCGTTCGTGCATTTGGTCATGCTTTGACCTTTTCGGGGTGCATCAGTAGGCCCTTTAAATATGGGATTGTTCGGCCTGTCATGTCGGCTAATTCTTTAAGCGTGGGCGTTGTAAGGTGGCTGTCGTAGTAATCAATGATTTCCTCGGCGGTGCTGTTGTAGTTTGGTTTCTGGTCTTCCATGGTGCTGGCTCCTGTAGCGGGTAAAAGTGCCCGCGACAACCCTCCTTCAAGGGCTGGCGCTGGTGCTTTCAAGCTGCGGCGATTGGGATAACCCGGCGGGCGGTGCGGTCTGCCTGCTTTGCTTTGCTGCCATGGGCTCGAAACCCGATAATCTGGCGGCGGTCGGCGCGTTGGCATAAGGCACATAAAGCGCATGTCATGTAATCGGTTGTTTGAGCGGGGCAAACCAATACAGGGCGTCCTTCGGGTGTCCGGCTGTGCTTGGGCGTGTCCATGGGGACAACAACAACCACGGGCAAACCATGGGCGGCGAGTCGGTCGGCCTGCTCTACATCGTCGGCGCTTAGGTTCACGGTAAAGCCCCAGCGTGTGGCGTGGCCTGCCCATTTGATCGCGTCCGGGCTGTGCTTGTGGGTGTATGTAAACCCGCTCCGGCCTCTGTTGGCTTTGACAATCTGCCCGAGTGCATAAGCGTCCACCTGTTCACCCTCTCCGGGTAGATCGCCCGCTACATTCATTCGCCATAACTGGCCCTTGGGGAGTCGGCTGATAGCGTGCGCCAGTCCAGCAAGGTCGGTTCCTCTGGTGCTTACCTTGTCCCAATTTAACCGGGTGTAAAAATCCTCCGCATAGCATGAGCTGCGGTAATGAGCGCATGAGGGCGGGCAAGATTCGCGGCTGGTGTATGTCTGCGGGATTGGTCCGGTCTTGCGGTTGCTGCTGGCTTGAATGAAATGATATTTCATGGTGTGGGCTCCTTTAAATTGCTTTGCATTGGGGGCAAAACGGATAGCAAAACGGCTCGTTCATTGGCTGTTCGGTGCATCCGCAAAATGCACAATAAAAATCCCTCAATTGGCGGTCACTCATGGGCGGCTCGTCTTTTGTTTTTGTGTGTACGGCGTCGAATTTGTATGCGCTTTGCACCATTGCATTGATAAAACCGGTATGAAATTTTGAAATTGTTGTCATGTTGCGGGTTCCTGTGTTTCGTGGCTGAATTGCAGTTCGTCCGCTGCCTTTTGGCGCTGCCATTGGGTGGCGGTCGGGTCCTTTAAAACCTTCAGGGCAAACCTGATAGCGTCATCAAGCGGCATTGGTGCGGGCTCGCTGTCGCTGTCTGGGTGCGGCGTGGCGGGGTTCATGGTGAAATGTTTCATGCTGGGTCACCTACGTGGACAAATTGGAAATGGTCTTTGAAAAATTCGGCGGGCGTTTGTTCTTTGCTGCGGGGTGGCTCTGGCGGCGCTGGTGGCGGTGCCCTCAGGGCTTGCGCTACTTGTCGGGCGTTCATTCGGTATCGTGCCCCAGTGTCACTGTGCACAATCCAACCCTTCCGGGGGCCTGCTGGGTGGCTTAGGGTGTATGCGGTTTTGTTGTAGGTCACGCGCTGGCCTGCTGCTGGTTTGGCCTTGGGTGTGCGCTTGCGTGCGATTGTTTCCCGGCATGCGGTGCGCCAGTCTGCGGCGTGGCCTGTGGGGTTTGGGGCTAGCTTGTCGAGCATGTCTAGCATTTTGGCGGGCGCGTCTGTTTGGACTGGCCCCATGTCCTCCGTGATTTCCTTTATGCAAAATTCAGACATTCCCCAATGGTCGGTTTTGTGGCGGCTGGTTTTAAAGACAATTCCGAAGTGTGTTTTTTGTCCGGTGTCTTTGTCTTGGCGGTGCATTATTCCGTACCCGGTCGCGCCCTTCATGGTCAGATAATCGAAGTCAAACCCGTGGCGCTCTCCTGCGATATATTGCTGGCGCTCGTGCTGTTCGATTGCTGCCTTGGTGGTCTGGCGGGTGTTGATTAAGTAGCAAGTCGTGCCCATGGTGTTAGCTCCTTTAGTTGAATTCGTTGTTAAGCATGTCCAGCACTTGGGCGGATATGTCGGTGTAAGCGTTTAGCGTTTTTTGGCTTTTAAATGCTGGGTCTCCTTTTTCTGCATAGTCTCCCTGTACCAGAATTCGGTCGCCTGCCCAATGTCCGATAAGTTCATGCTGGCGGGCGTCTCCTCCTCCTCTGCCGTTGCTGTTTGCCAGTAGTAAAAATAAGGCGGTCGCGGTGCTGCGCTCGTGGCCTACTTGCTCCATTAGCTTTAACCCGTTGTCGATGCGGTGGGGGTGGATAAATTCGCGTTTGGTTACGTTGTAAACCTTGTGATATTGGCCCATGTTGTGTGCTCCTGCTGGTGGTTTAGTGTGTCTGGCGTGCTTTAACGGTCATGCGGGTGGATGGTTCGCCCGTGGTGGTGTGCGCTGCGATTAGTTGGCGGCTTGCCTTCAGGCGTTCGGCTATGGTCTTCCAGTCGGTGAGGGTCCGGCCTGCGCATTGGGCGAAGTTGACCCGGTAAAGCTGGCCTTCGATGCTGTCTAGGCCTGCGTCCTCCAGTTCGGCGCGTAGGGTGTCGGCCTTGCGTTTCATGTCGGCCATGGTGGCGTGAAGCTGGCCCAGCTCGTCAACCTTGGCGGCGATTGCTGCGGCTGCGGTGACTGCTGCGGGCTCGGCTGGCTCTCCGCTGTCATGGTGGCGAAAACCTGCGGGCATCAAGGCTGCGGCTGCGAGTGTTTGAAGGTCTTGGGGTTTCATGGTTTGCTCACTTTTACTGTGGTTTCGAGTTGGTGGGTTTCGATCACTTGGGCGATGTGGACAGAGTGATTTAAATTTGTGCTTTCTTGCATCCAATTGCGTGCCAAGTTGTGCGCGTGTTCTATGCAGGTGCAAGCGGTGGTTTTGACAATCATGTTTTGTGAATACTGGGTTTTGCTGTCGTCCATCATGCTGATGATGTGGGTTATTTTTGGGCTCATGGTGTTATCTCCTGTGGGTTATAAAAAGCTGGTTTCGTTGCTGTAGGCGCGGGGCTGGAAATCCTGCGGGCATAGTTCAAAAAAATGTCGTGTGCCGTCCGGGTCTTGTATGTAGGCGGGGGCGGTCGTTTCGTCGATCAGTTCGAGTACTTGTGCGCTTATGCGGTCCGGGCCTTCGGTGCTGCCGATATATGCGCTATCGGCTGGTGCGTGTGTGATTCGTTTCATGCTTGGCTTTCATAGATTGGGAGAATCCAATAATCCGGGCCTGTGGTGCGGTCCAGCTCTGCGGCCTCGGCGGCTTCGTCTGCTGTTTTGAAAAAGCCATACATTGCGAAACCCTCGGCGGGGTTTCCTTCGGCTACGGTGTAACCAATAACGGGGATTGCGTTCGATGTGGTCATGGCTCAAGCTCCTTTGGTGGTGGTGCTGGCCACAAAGCGGCCAAAACGGGTAACGGTGGCGCGGTCGTAACAGTGCGCCCACTGCAAAGCATTACGGCGCGTTAGGCTGTGGTGTACCTTGTTAAATCCGTGGCCTTGGGTCTGGTAACCGATAAGGCGGGCGGCTATGGTGCGGATTCGGTCGGCGGTGGTCATGGTGGTGGCTCCTTAGTTGGTGAAAGTGGGTGTAATGAGTCCGGGGGCTGTCATAACGTGCCAGTGCTGGCGGTCGCGGGTTACGGCGCTTAATACTTTGACTGTTTCGCCCGTCTTTTTGCGGGTGGCTGTCACGGTGATAACGTCCGGGTGGCGGTTTACTGTGGCGCTGGGTAGCGTTGCCAGTGCAGACAAAATGCCTTCTAGTTGGGCGGTGGTCAGTGCTGTGGGGAGTGATTGCATGGTGTGGGCTCCAGTTGTGCCCGCTGGTTAGGCGGGCGGGGTTGTTATTCGCTGTAATCTTCAAGGGCGGTTACCAAACCGTCAAAGTCTTCACCGGGTCCGAGTAGGTCGGCCAGTGTGTGGACAATCTCGCGGGGGTACTCTTCGCACAAAGTTTCGAGATAGTCGGCGCGGTCGGTGTAACCGTTGGCGGTGTATGCGTTTTTCATGCTGTGGGCTCCTGTTGGTGGTTTAGTTGTTTAACAGTGCTGCGGTGCCTTCTGCCTTGTGCAGTAATGCGCCGTTAACCATGGTGAATTCATCCTGTGCGCCTGCTTCATCAATCATGGTTGTGATTTGTTTTTGTGTGCGTGTGCTGCCTGCTCGGTGGATGATTGCCAGTGTGCGAAGCAATGCGCCCCGGCCTTGGGCTGTTGCGCGGTCGATTTGTTTCTGCTCTTGCTTGGTCATGTCGTGGGCTCCTGTGGGTTATTTGATCTGGTCGGCCTTATACGATGTGAGTGCGTCCGTTATGTCCCACTCCTCGGCCATCAAATAGGCAATGGCTGTTTGTTCTGTGCAGCCTGTTATCTCAATCATTGTGCTGACCTTGTATGTGTTTGATATTGTCCGCATGGTGTGTGCTCCTGTGTGTTAGGTGTTTAGGCTTTCTGCCTGTTAATAATGTGCCATGGTTTTTGAGGCTTGCGAAGTCCTGCGGGCATTTTTTTGCTGTTTTTGCGTCGAGTATTTTTTAATCGGTTTGGGGTTTCGATAGGCGCGGGCTATGGGCGAAGCCCTGCGGCTTTGCTGCTGCTGTAGGGGGGAAAGCCTGTAGCGGGTTGACCTGCTGCCGGTGGTGGTGTCGGTGTCTGGTGCCTGCCTTGCTGGTGGCTTTCAGGTGGTCCGGGCGCTGGCCTGCTGCTGGGTGCTGGTGGTGGTGCTCAGGTGTTCGCGGGGCGTGTTTAAAGCGAAGCTTTGCAGCTCTTGCGCTGTTCCTCTACCATTTGCCCCATGAAAGAACATAAACAACCCAGCAAACTTACAAGGGCTCAGATAACCGAATCCCTCGATTCTGTCCCCGTCTCCCATATCTTGGGTAAGAGTGCAGCACGTGAGTTAACCGCTAAACAAAAGCTATTTGCTATGGAAGTGGCTAAAGGGTCTACAGGTGCTGCAGCCTACAGGAAGGCATATAACACAAGGGGAAACCCTAAGTTACAGGGTAGCGAAGCAAGCAAGCTCAAGGCTAAACCCAGCATTGCCCAAGAAATAGAGGCCTACCAACT